GCAAAACGTCGTTGACTTCAACCGCGTAGACCCACATCAGGTCGAAATCCACGAGCGCCTGGAGAACTGGGCTAAGTGGCAGAGGGGAGGGCATCCCGGGAATGTGCACCCCATGTTCCGCCACTACCGCGCCAGGAACGCCGAGAGCGCACCCAGCGCCTCGGCCGAGGTTGACGGTCTGGATGCAGTCGCGGTCCAGAAGGTCATGAAGGACATCCCGCAGCGGCACAGGATCGCGGTTCAGTGGTGCTATGTGCAGCGCAACAATCCTCTGAAGGCATGCCAATCGCTGGGGGTCAGCAAGCACGGCTTGATGGAACTGATCATCACCGGGCGGCAGATGCTGATAAACCACTTGACGAGAGTGGAACACTGTGCATAATCCCAGTCAAACGTAGCAACAGCATGGCGTTACCCTCCTTGCGGAGGGTTGCGCGCCTCCAGAGTTTGACTCCTGGCAATTGCGTGGCGGTTGGAACCCGTGATGCGATGCGAGCGGCAATAGCCCGGAGCCATTATCCGAAGCCCTGACACAGCAATGTGCCGGGGCTTTTGCTTTTCGATGGTGAATGCGCGGGCTGACGCGCGATCAAGTAGCCAATTGCTGGCGTCGAGCGGCACGAATCGTCACATGATGGATGGGTGGTGCCGCAACGTGGGTCGTGAGCCTTTTGGAATCGGCAAAACCAGCAAGCCGGAGATCAGCGCCGGCCACCATCTTCAATACGTCCCCAGCCTCTGAGCCCGGAGCAATCGCGGTGTCTCAAGCTGGGGATTTCTTTCCGAGGGTCAAGCAGCAATGCAGGGCTGGGGGATCCCGGTCGCCCTCTCTTTTCGCATCCGGCTCATCCACCCGCAAGGCGGATATTGCCAAGCAACAAGACTCCAGCACGCGCGAAGGCTGTGGGTTGCGCAAGGTAGCAAACCGGATGCTCTTTTAAGACCCGGCGTCACCGCCTCACACACTGCATTCGCCGTTAGCGGTGCTAGTGCCGGGTCACCAAACCAACGAAACGCGGCGTTCTCCGCGTGTGAGCCGTGAGGCGATGTATGGCAAGGCCCACTGACTTCAAGGAAGAGTTCGTAGACGAAGCGGCTCAGCTTTCCTCCGAAGGCGCCACAGATCAGGAGATGGCGGATTACTTCGGCGTGGACGTTCGAACGCTTTACCGTTGGAAGAACACTCAGCCGGAGTTTCGTCAGGCCATAAAAAGCGCCAAGGATGCGGCCGACGACCGCGTGGAGCGCAGCCTCTTTGAGCGCGCCCTGGGTTATGAGAGGGACGAGGTTGATGTTCGTGTAGTAGCGGGCGTGATCGTTCAGACCAAGATACGCAAGTTCTACCCGCCAGACACCACGGCTGCGATCTTTTGGCTGAAGAACCGGAAGCCGACAGAGTGGCGAGAGAAGAATGAGACCACTTTGACGGGCCCTGCCGGCGGCCCAATAGAGTCGCACCTGACCATTGAGTTTGTGGATGGCCCAGGCAAGTCTGCCGAGTAAGCTAAAGCCGTTCTTTCAGCCCGCGCAGTACAAGGTTGCCCATGGGGGACGCGGCTCTGGTAAGAGCTGGGGGGTGGCACGCATCCTTGTGGCGATGGCCCGCAAGCGGAAGTTGCGCATCCTGTGCGCCCGCGAGGTTCAGAAGAGCATCAAGGAATCGGTCCACACACTGCTGTCTGATCAGATTCAAGCGCTGGGATATGGCGCGGACTTTGATGTTCTTGAGACTGAGATCCGCTGCAAGGTGACGGGAAGTGTCTTTCTGTTTTCTGGTTTGGCGCAGCACACAGTCGAGTCAATTAAGTCCTTTGAGGGCTGCGACATGTGTTGGGTTGAAGAGGCGCAGTCGGTCAGCGGAAAGTCATGGGACGTGCTGGAACCGACGATCCGTAAGCCTGGCTCCGAGATATGGTTGACGCTCAACCCGCAGATTGAGACAGACGAGACCTATCAGCGGTACATCGCTAATCCGCCTCCTGGCGCCATCGTTGTGGAGATGAACTACTGGGACAACCCGTGGTTCCCGGAAGAGTTGGACCGGAAGCGGCTGCACGCGAAGAACACGATGAAGCCGGAGAAGTACAGGCACATCTGGGAGGGGAAATGCATGCCGGCAGTCGAGGGCGCGATCTACTTCGATGAAGTAGCCAAGGCCGAGGAAGAGGGGCGCATCACTCGCGTGGCGCCTGACAAGCTGCTGAAGACGCACGCAGTCTTTGATCTGGGGTGGAACGACGCCATGACCATCATCATGGTGCAGCGCCAGGCGTCGGAGCTGCGTGTGGTGGATTACATCGAGGACAGCCACAAGAAACTGTCCGACTATTCCGACATGCTCAAGGCCAAGCCCTACAACTGGGGCTACGTCTGGCTGCCTCATGACGGGTTCAGCAAGGATTACAAAACCGGCAAGAGCGCTGAAGAGATGATGCGCGCCCTTGGTTGGGCCGTCGCCAGGACGCCAAACATGGACATTGAAGGCGGTATCAAGGCCGCCCGCGAAGTGTTTGAGCGTGTTTGGTTCGATGCAGAAAAGACTAAGCGGCTGGTGGAGTGTCTGAAGCGCTACCGCCGCAACATCGGGCAAAAGACAGGTGAGGCAGGCTCACCGCTTCACGACGAGTTCAGCCACGGCGCTGACGCTTTCCGATACATGGCGCTTTGCGCCGACCAACTCAAGAACGACATGACACGTAAGCCTTCCGCGCCGGCACAGCCCCGCACGGGCGGTTGGATGAGCGCATGAGCAGCAAAGACGAAGACATCCTGACGCTGGCGCGCGAGCGTTTCAAGCGTTGCGTTGAGCATGAGGCGGAAAACCGCCAGAAGCAGCGCGACGACATCCGCTTTGCCGCAGCGTCGCCGGACGATCCGTGGCAGTGGCCAGAGGCTGCGATCAAGGAGCGCATCGGCCGTCCGAGCCTGACTATCAACAAGGTGCCGGCCCACATCAACCAAGTGGCCAACGATCTGCGTCAGAACCCGCCTAGCATCCGGTTTCGGGCGGCAAGTGACCAAGCGTCTGCGGATGCAGCGGAGATCCTGAACGGCATCGCCAGGCACATCGAGTCAATCAGTGATGCGGATGTGGCCTACACAACGGCTGGGCAGAACCAAATCACGCACGGTGTCGGATATTGGCGCCTGCTCACCGACTATGTTTCGGAGAACTCATTCGATCAGGACATCTTCATCCGCCGCATCAAAGATCCATTCAAGGTGTGGATGGATCCCGATGCCGAAGACCCTTGCGGTGCTGACGCTCAATACGTCTTCATCGAAGAGTCGATCGATGACGCAGAGTTTAAGGAGCAATATCCAGAAGCCGACGCCATCGACTGGGATTTCGAGGAATACGGCGATTGGTACACCTCGGACAAGAAGGTGCGCGTAGCTGAATATTTCACCCTTGAGCGCAAAGAGTCTGAATTGATGATGTTTGCCAATGGCGCAACGGCGTTCAAGGGCGACAAGACGCCGGCTGGCGTTGTGGCTGGCGAAGTGCCCATCAAGACAAGGAAGGCAAAGCGCACCTATGTCTGCTGGCGCAAGATTACGGGCCATCAGATTCTGGAAAAGCGCGAGTATTCATACCAGTACATCCCGGTAGTCCGTGTGATCGGCAATGAGTGGATCGTGGACGGCAAGCCCATTTACTCGGGCATCGTGCGCAACGCTAAGGATGCGCAGCGCATGTACAACATCTCGGCAAGCTCAATCGCTGAGCGGATGATGCTCGCGCCCAAGGCGCCATGGGCTGGCGCTGCTGAGGCGTTCGAGGGCTACGAGGCCTATTGGGACACGGCGAATACTGCGAATCACTCACGGTTGCCATACAACCACCTGGACAGCCGGGGCAACCCGCTGCCACCGCCTCAGCGAGTCTCCCCAGCGCCAGTCGAGCCGGGGATGCAGCAGGTGCTATTGCAGGCCTCTGATGACATCAAGGCGACCACTGGGCAATACGATGCCTCGCTTGGTCAGAAGTCGAACGAGACGAGCGGCAAAGCCATCCTTGCGCGCCAACAAGAGGGTGACACGGCGACTTTCCACTACGTGGACAACGTGCGGCGAGCTGTTCGTCACACGGGCCGCATCATCCTCAGCATGTTCCCAACTGTTTACGATGCTGAGCGTGTGATGCGCATCGTTGGCGAAGATGGATCTGAGGAGTTCGCCAAGCTTGACCCGAGCCTTCCGCAGTCGTACCAGGATGGCGACGAGCAGGCGGGCCTGATGCGCGCATTCAACCCGAATGTTGGCATCTATGACGTTGTGAGCACGTCAGGGCCTAGCTTCAATACTCGCCGCGTCGAGGCTGTGCAGGCCATGACAGAGATGACACAAGCGAATCCGACGCTGTGGAACGTCATCGGCGACCAGCTCGTGAGGAACATGGATTGGCCAGGGGCTGAGGAGATGGCAGACCGCCTGAAGATGGTTCTGGTCCCCGAGGTGCGCGACGCTGAGGAGAGCGAGATCCCGCCTCAGATCACGGCGCAAATGAATCAGATGATGGCTCAGATTGAGCAACTGACCGCCGCGCTTGATGAGGCTTCACGCAAGGCTGATGATCAAAGCGCCAAGACGCAGATAGACGCGTGGAAGGCTGAAATCGAGGCCTACAAAGCAGAGACAGAGCGTATGCAAGCGCTTGCCCCAGCGCTCACGCCGGAGCAGGTGCAGTTGATTGTGTCTCAAACAGTCCAACAACTAGCAACCACCCAGGACATATCAAGTCCTGGTGCGCCCTTAGATATGCCGCCCGAACCCATGGGCCAACAGATGCAACAAGAACCCGCTCAGGCGGGTTTTTTTACGCCTGAGCTTTCGGCTCAGTAACCGCACCGGGGCGGAACCCCGGGCCTTCTGCGCGTCCTGCGCCGAAACGAAATGTCCGAAGTGAATCAAGTCCCGGATTCGTCCGGGCCGGCTGAACTCGTCACTGCCGCAAATCAAACCGAGGCTGTCGAACAGGTGACTGCCACCGAAGGGGATACCCAGCAAGAGCAGGAAGAGGCGAAACCGGCAAAAACGTTCTCGCAAGAGGAGGTAGACGCCCTGATCGCCAAGCGGATAGCAAAAGAGGCCCGCAAGCAAGGACGCATCGAGGCAGAAGCCGCCGCTCTACGTGAGCAGTTGCAGAAGCTCACGCCGCCCGAGCCGAAGCGAGACGCATTTGCTACGGATGAAGAGCACGAGCAAGCCCGAATCCAACACGCCATCCGCGAAGAGGCAAGGAAGCTAGCTGCCGAGCAAGTCAAGCAATTATCAGAACAACAGAAGCAGCAGACCGCTGTCCAGTCGTTCTGGTCGAAGGCTGACGAGGTTGGCGAGCGGTTCCCTGACTTTGAGCAGGCCGTGACGGACCCGACGTTTGTCCAACTGAGTGGCCACATCTACGAGTTCGTAATGGACTCTGACATTGGCCCTGAACTGGCCTACCACCTGTCGAAGAACCGGCAGAAGGCGGTGGCCATTCACGGGATGTCTCCCATCCAAGCCGCGAGGGCCTTGATGACGCTGGAAAGCGAGATCAAGAGCAAGCCCAAAGCCAAACCGAGCAACGCACCTGAGCCGATCAATCCCGTGGGCAACCGTGGGAGGGCGACCGCATCCGCATTGCCGTCTGACACAGACGACATCGATACGTGGATGCGCAAGGAGCGGGCTCGCACTCAACGCAAGTAATCCACAAGGCATTTCATCATGGCAAACAGTCTGCTTACCCCTACCGCAGTGACCCGCAAGGCGCTGCAAATCCTGCACCAAAAGCTGACGTTCGTCGGCTCCATCAACCGCGACTACGACGACTCGTTCGCCAAGTCCGGAGCCAAGATCGGCGACACGCTGAAGGTGCGTCTGCCAAACCAGTACACGGTCCGCACTGGCGCCACCTTGAGCGCTCAGGACACGACCGAAACCAGCACCACGCTTCAAGTCGCCACGCAAAAGGGCGTTGACCTGAACTTCACTTCGGTTGACCTGACCCTGAGTTTGGATGACTTCTCTCAGCGCATCCTTGAGCCTGCAATGGCTGGGCTCGCGGCCAACATCGAGGCTGACGCGCTGTCCATGTACAAGGACGTGTACCAGATCGTGGACGGTGACGCGGCTGCTGTGGCGTTCTCCCACTTCCTGACGGGCCGCCGTTACCTGAACGAGTCACTGACTCCGATGGACAACAGCCGCGCCGCCCTGCTGACTCCTGAGCACTCGGCCAAGATCGTGGACGCGCTGAAGGGCCTGTTCCAGGACGACAAGGAGCTGTCGCGGCAATACCGTGAAGGCGTCATGGGCCGCACCGCTGGCTTCAACTTCAGCGAAACCAGTCACCTGAACAACCACACGACCGGCACCGCCGCCAAGACCACCGGCTACCTCATCAACGGCGCCACCCAAACGGGCGCAACGCTGACGATCGACACCGGCACAACGACCTTCAAGAAGGGCGATGTGATCACACTGGCCGGCGTGAACATGGTCCATCCTGAGACCAAGGCAGACATGGGGCGCTTGCAGCAGTTCGTAGTGACCGCCGACACCTCCACGTCGGCAACGTCGCTTGCCATCAGTCCATCCATCGTGACGTCCGGCGCAACGCAGAACGTCACCGGCTCGCCTGCTGACAACGCGGCAATCGTGAAGATCGGTGCCGGAGCTTCCGAGCTGCTGACCAACTCGTTGGTCTATCACAAGGACGCATTCACGTTCGCGACGGCTGACTTGGTGATGCCTCAGGGCGTGGACTTCGCTGCTCGGGAGGTGTTCGATGGAATCTCGATGCGCGTGGTTCGTGCGTACGACATCAACAACGACAAGTTCCCTTGCCGTCTGGATGTGCTGTACGGCTACAAGACGATCCGCCCCCAACTCGCATGCCGAGTCCACGCTGACGGCTAATCGCTGAAGGCTTCTCAATAGCCCCTCCTGGCTGCGGCTTGGAGGGGCTTTTTGTTGGAACGACATGCCCACCGCATCAAGTCTCATTGACACGGCGCTTGAGAACATCGGCGTACTTCGTGTTGGCGGTGTAGCCCGACCTAACGACTCCGCCAAGGGCCTCAAGGCGCTGCAATCCGTGCTGGATGCGCTGCAACTTGAACCATCGGCGGTAGTCGGGTTGCAAGAGCTGACCTATACACCAACGCTTGGAGCGCAGTCATTCACCATCGGGCCATCGGGGAGCGTTGTCGCAACGCAGCCCGTGCGGATCGAGCCAGTCTCTTTCTACCGCGTGAATGGCGTGGATGCGCCGCTGCGGGTCGGAACGCTGGATGAGTACAACGCACAGGCCGACAAGGCTGGCACAGGCGCCCCTTCGTTCGTCGCGCTCAAGCGCGGCTATGACACGGCGACTGTGTACCTGTACCCGGCCTCAGACGGGGCTTCGCAGCTTCGGTTGTGGGTGCAGATGGAGCCCGTCTCTTCCTTCGCCTCTGTTGCTCTTGGCACAAACCTGACGCTGCCAGCGGGCTTGCGAAGGGCGCTTGAGTGGCTGATCGCCGAAGAAATCCTGACCGCATACCAAGTTGACCCGCAAATGCGGGCCGACGTGCTGCGCAACGCAGCAAACGCGAAGCGCTTGCTCAAGCGCTCCAACACCCGAATCGGAAAGCTCGCATTGCCCTACGGCGTGCCGGGCAGATCGTCCTACGACATCGAGGTTGATTAAGCATGGCAACTATCGCAGCCGGCGCAAATACCGCCGTTGACTTCTACTCTAGCGGTCAAATCACTATCACCCCAGGATCAAGCGGAAGCGTAAATTTTCGCTGCGCCACCAAGGGGAGTGGTCAGCAGCCCGCCCCGCGACGGCTTTACTCCGCTGCAACGATCACCATCCCAGAAAATTCGACGGTGATGCTTGAGGCTGTTGGCAGTGATGCGACATATGAGGAGCAGGAATTAGCGACTCGCGTAGACGCTTCATCGGTGCGTCGAGCGGCCATAAGCAAGGTTGTCACTTTCCTTGGCGATTCAATCGATTACCAGGGTGAGAAGTATGGCTGGAGCGCAGCCGGATCAGGCCTCGGTAGCGGTGTGAATGTCTATATGGCGTCGCTATATACCACTTCAGGCACGGGTACGCTGGAGTGGAATGCATCGACACAGTCCCTTCGATACACCGCACCAACCGACGCGGCTGGGCCGTGGGTGCCACTTTCACGCTCCAAGCTTTTGCGCATCTATTCCGCTAATGGGCTGTGGTTGGATTTGACTGTTTTCTTTGACACGTTGGCTGCACAGCCTAGCGGATCAATGAATATTACCTACGCCAATCAGTACGTCGCGACGCAGTTGCGCGGCGTGCCTGAAGTGGTGCGGGCGCTGTCCAAAAACAGGATTGCCATCAACATGATGTGCGCCAGTGGGGCGGCGATCCGTCATGTGGTCGATATGGTCGAAGACTTGCCGTCTGATGTAGGCAAGTTGGTTGTGCAGGTCGGCACAAACGATGTGTTGGGTTCGCGAACCGTTGCGCAGATTACAG